CCATAGAGACCGATCCGAACACTGGGGAATACTTTACCATCATACCCGAATGGATAATGAATGACATGAACTGGTATGAAGGAACTGAACTTCGATTTAATATTGATACAGAAGAAGTAATCGTCACAGAAAAAGATGACTAAAGAAAAAAGCTACCACATCTACCTTGAAGATAAGGTTTTATTTAAAAATCTAGAAAGAGAATTGTTTGAAATCATCTGGGATAGGATATATGTTTCCTACCACAAAGATGATCTTTCGTATGAAGAAGTTGAAGGAGAATATGCTGATAATATTACTGAACACTCTTATTAGTAATTGTGAAGCAATCATTAAACTTGTAAATACTTAGGTTATATGATAAAGTGAAAGACAGAAGTTAATATAAAAGTACTTTACAGGAGGATTTATGAGTGGCGACATTGGTATTCATGAAGAAACAATTGTCTTTTATGATAAGACAATGACAGAAACGAAGATGGTGTTATTGAATCTGAAAGGCATCAAACTTAACTATAAAGAGAGTAAACCGAACAGATCAAAAAAATAACTTCTTATTGACAACGTATAGATAATAGTGTATTATATAATTATAATTGAACATTAGTATGGCAAAAGGATTTACTGTTAAATCAGCTGCTGCAAAAGCAAAAAAACAGGCAGAAACACCAGAGTGGGATTACGATAAAGCAAAAAGAATGATAGCAGGTAAGACAGTAGTATTCTGTTTACCAGGTCGAGGAGTATCATATACATTTTTAAAGAACTTTGTCACACTATGCTTTGACTTAGTTCAAGCAAAGGCAAGCATACAAATATCACAAGATTATTCATCAATGGTAAATTTTGCCCGATGTAAGTGTCTTGGTGCGAATGTTCTTCGAGGTCCTGATCAGTTACCTTGGGATGGTAAGTTAAAATATGATTACCAGTTATGGATAGACTCAGATATCGTGTTCAATGTAGAGAAGTTCTATCAGTTAGTTTTAATGGATGAAAAGATTGCATCAGGTTGGTATTGTACAGAAGATGGTAAGACTACATCAGTTGCTCATTGGTTAGATGAAGATGACTTCAAAGGTAATGGTGGAGTCATGAATCATGAAACACTTGATTCTATTGCAAAAAGAAAGAAACCTTTCACAGTGGATTATGCAGGTTTCGGTTGGCTCCTAATCAAACATGGAGTCTTTGAAGATGAGCAAATGAAGTATCCTTGGTTTGCTCCGAAGATGCAAGTATTTGAATCTGGTGCTGTACAGGATATGTGCGGAGAAGATGTCTCATTCTGCTTAGATGCAAAGGCAGCAGGTTTCCGTATTATGTGTGACCCTCGTATTCGTGTAGGACATGAAAAAACCAGAGTTATATAGTATCTCTCATAAAGGGAAGGTACTCTTTGAAAACCTTACAGAAGAAGAGTACTTCGATAAAATGCAGGATTTAGCGGATGAATTCTTTGCAAATGGTACACCGCATCCGCTCGAACTCGAAACAGACGTAAAAGAAAACTAATGGCAAAAACATTCACAAATCTCGGCAACTCAATTGAAAGTCGTCCGAAAAAAACTCGTCAAGGAAAGGGAAAACACTCGAAATACTCGGCAACATCCCGTAACTCGGCTCGTAAAAGATATAAAGGTCAAGGAAAATAAAGAATGTCTACGTTAATTGCGAACCTACCTTCCTACGAAGTATGGGTAAGAAAAGAGTATTTGACCGATCATAAGAGTGGTCATGGTGAATTTGTGAAAGGAGTCTGGGTATCTGCGAAAAGTATACCTGGTCGAGCATTTTATTTCGAGACTTATTTACCAGAATACGCTGCAATGTTTGATAAATTGCCGATTTCTGCGTTTACAAGTGATCCTGAGACCCCAAAACCTGATATGACACTGCATAATTTGCAGTTTTGGAACTGTATGGACTATGGAGTTGTTGCAGTTCAGAAGCAATTTATCGGTTCGATGCATTATGAGGTCATGACAAGGGACTATGGCAACCAAACTGGCACATATATTTGTACTTTGGACAATTATCACTCAGATGTAGACGCAATTGACTACTCAACAAGTGAACAACCTGCCGAACATAAGTCTCATAACCTTCTCGAATTGGATAATGGACAGTTTTGTCTCTATCCAAACAACAGAATGCGTATCTATGATAACAGTATTACACCAGAAACACCAAAAGTACCCGATTTTAAGGTTTCAACTGTCTATTATCAGGTAGAAAACGGTCATGATCGTGATGGATTGGGTTCAGAAGAGAATTATTTTTGGAAAACAGCAAAAGAAAGGTCTAAAAAAGACGAAATTGAACCAGAATTGGGATAAATAATAACATTCTTAAAAAGTGTCATAAATAAAACAGGAAAACTCTTGTTAATATGGCAATAAAGCGGGTTTCAAGGGCATTTAAGGACATAAGTTTGTCTTTTACCCCTCATCCAATCACAAAAGACCTCCCAGTTCTTAGAAATGAGAACGCAATTAAGAAGTCTGTAAGAAATTTAATACAAACTATTCCAACTGAGAGGTTTTTTAACTCAGTTTTGGGATCTGAGGTACGTGATAGCCTATTTGAATTTGTAGATTTTGGTACTGCGTCTGTAATTCAGAATCAAATACTGATTACACTTGAAAATTTTGAACCTAGAATAGAAAATGTAGATGTTGAAGTAGAACCACGACCAGATACGAACGAATTTGAGGTCAAAATCTTCTTTAACATAGTTGGACAAGAAGTTCCTGTACAAGAATTCACATTCATGCTCGAAGCAACAAGATAAATGCCTTTTACTAAGTTTACGAACCTCGATTTCGATCAAATTAAGACTTCAATTAAGGATTATATCCGTGCAAACTCCGATTTTACGGATTTTGACTTTGAAGGATCTAATTTTTCAGTTTTAATTGACACTTTAGCATATAATACGTATATTACAGCATTTAACTCAAACATGGTTGTGAATGAGTCGTTCTTAGACTCTGCAACTGTTCGTGAAAACGTAGTTTCTCTTGCAAGAAACATTGGATATGTGCCCAGATCAAGAAGTTCTGCTCAAGCAACAGTATCTTTTGACTTTACAACCTCTGGAAACACTCCAACAATCACTCTTCAAGCTGGTTTGGTGTGTGTAGGTTCAGCAAACGACACTTCATATGTATTTTCAATACCAGAAAGCATTACAACTACTACAACTCAGACTTTTGATGCAAATGGCAATGTAATAAGCAGTACAGGATCATTTAATGACATAGTTGTATATCAGGGAACATATCTAACTAAGACTTTTACAGTCGATGGGTCACTCGATCAAAGATTTTTACTTGAAAATTCATTTATTGACAGTTCAACCATTAAAGTATTTGTAAAAGGTGCTGCTGATACTGGTTTAGGAAGAGAATATCGCAAAGTAGACAATATATTAAACATTACCGATATATCAGAGACTTATCTAATACAAGAGATTGCTGATGAAAGGTATGAATTGCTCTTTGGTGATGGTGTCTTTGGTAAAAAATTGGAAAATGAAGCAGTAATCACTGTTTCTTACATAGTTACTGATGGTGCGGAAGGAAATGGTCCTGCACTGTTTAGTTTTGCTGGTAGTGTGGTTTCTTCATCGAATCAAATATCTCTACCATCAACTACACCAACAATTACAACAATCTCAGCGGCAGCTAACGGGGGTAATATAGAGTCAATAGACTCAATTAAGTATTTTGCACCTAGACTTTATTCATCACAATACAGAGCAGTTACATCAAGGGATTATGAGTCTATAATACAACAAATATATCCTAATACTGAGTCTGTTTCTGTTGTTGGTGGTGAAGAACTTGACCCACCAGAGTTTGGAACAGTATTTATTACAATTAAACCAAAAAATGGTGAATTTGTATCTGATTTTGATAAACAATCTATTTTATCAAACTTAAAAGGATATACATTAGCTGGTATTAATCAAAAAATACTTGATCTTAAGTTATTATACGTTGAGTTAGACTCTTTTGTGTATTATGACCAATCAAAGGTTACTACTGTATCAGAATTAAAGACAAATATCATAAATGGACTTCTTACTTATGGTTCGTCTACTGACATTAATAAATTTGGTGGGAGATTTAAGTATAGTAGACTGGTAAATGTAATTGATAATATTGATGATGCGATTACATCGAACATAACAAGAGTAAGAATTAGAAGAAATCTAAAAGCACTTACAAATCAGTTTGCTCAATATGAGTTATGTTATGGTAATAGATTCCATATAAACCCAGAGGGTAAAAATATAAAAAGTACAGGATTTACAATTCAAGGTCAAACTGATACGGTATATTTTACTGATATACCTAATAAAAATAGTGATGGGTCATTAGATGGAAGTGGTAAGGGTGTCCTAGCTATTGTAAAAGGTGATAATGAACTATCACAAGGTCAGTTGATTGTTGCTTCTGCTGGAATAGTTGACTATGTTCATGGAGAGGTAATAGTATCAACCGTTAATATAACATCTACTCAAAGATCAAATAATATTATTGAAATACAGGCATTTCCTGAATCAAATGATATTATTGGACTTAAAGATTTGTATCTGAGTTTTGCGGTTGGAGATAGTACCATAAATATGGTTAAAGACACAATTACTTCTGGTGAACAGATATCAGGTGTCGGATATAAGGTTACATCAAGTTATGCAAATGGAGCACTGGTAAGAGGATAATATGATAACCACTGGAATTGATAAAAGAGTCAAAGTCCAACAGATAATTGAAAACCAAATACCTGAGTTTTTAATATCTGAAAGTCCAAAGGCAGTAGATTTTCTAAAACAGTATTACATATCCCAAGAATATCAGGGAGGTCCGATTGACCTTACTGATAATTTAGATCAGTATCTAAAATTAGATAATTTAACACCCGAAGTTGTTGTTGGAGAAACAAAACTAACAAGTGATGTTACAATCACTGATACCACTGTAAATGTTAGTAGTACCAAAGGATTTCCAAATGAATATGGTCTTTTCAAGATTGAAAATGAGGTTATAACATATACTGGAATCACAACTAATAGTTTTACAGGATGTATTCGTGGTTTTAGTGGAATCACAACATATCATCAA